GTTCTTGTATAGGAAGTCCTGAATCAAGTTTGATCCAGCAAGGAAGCGAAGGTCTCCACGACGTTGCTTGTACTTACGTGGCATAGCCTTAAGTGCCTTGTTGAATACTTCACGAGAAACTTCAGCACCTGCTGCGTCTACGACGCGACCTGATGCCTTTGCCTTCTTTACAACGCCATCAAATGACTTGTAAAGAGCGTCTCCTGTTAGAGATGTGTCACCGTTAAGAAGAACATCTTCGATGTCGTTTCCTGCTTGTGTCGCCATCAAACGTGCAATGTGATCTTCTAGATCTGCACCTTCGATGTTATCTTCTAGAGACTCTGTTGAAAGCTCCCAGTCCATGCGGAGTTTCTTTGTTGTTAAAGAGATTTTTGAGAAAGTTACACCACTGTTTACTGCGGTGTTGTCTGCCTCTGATGCAAGCTTCATAAGCTTCTCACCAACGGACATACGGTCAATCTCGGCTGTGTCTGACTTCATACGAACTGTACGTGCGACCTTACCGATAACGGTTGCGTCGAACATATAATCAAGGAAGCGAGCAGACTGCTCTGGGTTAAGTAGTCCACCGTTGCCATTTTCAGACGCTACGTGTACTCCTGTTCCACCAGTTGCTGAACCGAATCCTGTTGATACCTGAGTACCAGCTGCTACGGCCTTTTCTAATGTTTCATTGCTCATTTTTATACCTACCTTAGTTGAATATTTCGTTTACGGAACCGAGGAAAGAACCGTTCCATTTAGATTTTTTGATTGTTGTTGCTTCTTCTGATCGGCCAAGATCTGAAGACTTCTTAAATGCAGTCTCTGATTCTACTGCGTCGACACGCTTTTGTACACCATCAATCGTGTTCTTGATGTTATTTACAGCGCTTGAAAGTGCTGTGTGTTGTTCTGCCAACTCTGAAATTCTAGCATCTACGCTCTTGCTGAAAGCTTCAACAGTCGTTTGGATTGTTGTTACTTGTGCTGCATTTGCTTCAGATGCCTTGTTTAGAGTTTCTGAGAAAAAGCCTTTTAGATCGCCTAACATCTTCGCAAAATCAGGTTCATCAACCTTATCTTCTGATACTTCGGCTGCTTTTTCCAGAGTCTCGGCAGGAACGTCTTCTGCTGCTGCTTCTGCAGGAGCTTCAGCTGGAGTTGCATCTTCTGCAACAACTGCTGTATCTTCAACGGCTGCTTCTGCTGCTACGGCTTCGGCTGGTGCCTCTGCTGCAACATCTTCGACAACTACGTTTTCTGTATTATCTGACATTTCATTACCTCCTTCTGCGTTTGCCTGTTTTGCAATTGTTTGTGTTTCAGGCAACGTAAATCTTGATTGCTTATGTGCATCAAGAATCTTATCTATCTCTTTTGCTTTATTAACGTCTGAGCTTTCAACCCATCCTATTAATTCCGCTGGCTTTCCAGATACTGGAGAGTCATATGTTTTATCTGTTGAGATGAAAACAGAATCACTGTCTGCACAGTAAAATATATTTTCTGTTAATACACCTACTGCAATTCCTTTAGCAATGTATTGTCCATTTACCTTCTGAATAGAAAGAATGTTACAAAGTTCATTTGCTGGTGAATCAACAATAGAAAGTTCAATTAGTTCATAGTTCTTAATAAATCTTACGGTCTTACCGTTCGCCTTGTTTACTTCATTATCTGATTCAATAATTTTTCCGCCAATTGAAAATCCAGATAGAGTTCCGTCTAAAACTTTCTCCCAGGTATCTTGTGCACCCTTTGAGATGTATGCATCTACGTAGACTCCGTTAAAAAACTCTTTTGACTTTGGATCATAAAAAGTTTCTGGCTTAAATGAAACCATCTTTCCTACTGCATTTGATCCGTGCATTTCACGAATGTTCCCACGGAAATTTTCGAATGCTTTTAGGCTTGACTCTGAAGTTACAACATCTCCTGTTTGATCAATGTTGTCTAGAGTAGCAAATCCTGAGACCGTTCTTTTTTCACGGTTAACCTTAGTAAAAGGTACCGACAAATTAATGACGTTTCCATCACTGGTCCATAAAGACTTTTCAATGTTCATATGCTTAATTTTATAGCTTTCTACGCTATAAAGCAAATAACAGTTGAGTGGACCTAGTCGACCCGTCTTCCTTCGCCCTTGGCATTTCGGCCTTCTCCCACTTTATCTGAGGAGGATGCGGATCTTTCGGAATCTCGGGCCCTGGTTTTTCCAGCGGTTGCTTTTTGATCAGCAGCCTCTTGGGGCTTTAATTCAACCATTTTATCTCCGCCCTCAACAGGTATCATTCCTTTTCTAATTCTAACTTCATTTGGAGTAATTACCTGCATTCTTAAATATCTTTCATCTATTTGAGATTGAGTGTCTTCATCAGTTAAAGTTAATTCATTAAACTTTAAAGTTAAGGCATCTGTTTTTTCATCAAATATTGCATTAATTTTTTTCTCAAGGGTCATTTGGGCTGGGCGGCAAACCTGCTCTTTAAATGTTTTATCAGCATCTCGGGCTACTGCTAAATTAACTCCCTCTGGAGTTCCAATTTTATTAATCGGCACACGGTGAGCTAATAGGATTTCGTCTCTATTTGATTTACGATATTTCTCAAATGATCCTTCTTGATTTCCTGCTTCAATAGGCTCCATTTTAAATTCAACTTTTGAGTCTGGGCTATCTGCTGGAAGTGGAACATATAGGGATCTGTGATTTTTTCCCTTTAACCCAACTTGGAAAAATTCAAGCAATTTTCTTTCTGATTCTGGAGAAAGCTTTGCGCCCTTAACTGTAATAATATATCTTGGGACCGCTTTGTTTTCAAAGTAATCTAGATTGTAACGTCCAGATAATTCATTTCCAGCAAGGGCTACCTGTGCTGCAATGATGTCTGGAATTCCATAATAGTTATTCATGGGTGTGTACTTCTTAAAATGAATAATTTCATTTGGGCGATCTTCTTGACCAGCGATTGGGTTCTCTGTTTCGTTCTCGCCAAAGTTATTAAAGAATACAGCCTTGCCATACAGCAGTTGAATGAAGCCATCTCTAAGTCTGCGAACACGCATTGTCTTTGCTGGGATATGCCCAATGTACCCAATGTCTCCGCCTGTTGTTCTTCCTACCTCGATATAGCCATTTCCTGTTGCTTCAAGATCTGTATAAACCTTTATCAATGTTTGTGTAAATGTGTCTTCGGTATTCGTTGTATCTAGCCAAGAGTGTAGATCTTGACGAAGCTTATTTAGCTTTCTACGTGCTCTCTCAAGCTGCTTGTCATCGGTAATGGAATCAAAGGCATCATTTGTTTTCTTTGTTTCAATAAAGTCATATCCTAGGCCAACAATATTAGCAACCTTTGCATTAATTGCTGCATAGTTATATGTTGAAATTTCATAGATCTTTGAAAGGTACTCTTGGTTGTATGGAGGCTCAATAAGATCAAACATAGCGTATCCGCTAATTGCTTGTGCTAGCAGGTTTTGTTGTGTTCCAGTATCTTCAATGCCTGAGAATGATTTAGAAAACTCTCTATTAATTCTACGCTTAAATGATGACCCGAGACCTCTAAGCTTTTTGATGTCTTCTAGGCCTACTGCAAACGGGTCGTTGTTTTTTTCATCCTTTTTAAAAGAAAACCAATCCGCTGTATTTGATATGTCGATAATGTTTTCTGAGTTATCTTCACCGAGAAATTCTACTGTCATTTTAAACCACCTATTTTTTTCATTTCGTCTTTATAGTTTCCGATATCATATGGATCTGGAACTAATCCCCAATTGAGTCTTTGCTTTTGATACTCGAACTCTTCGTCATCAATTTTACGTCTTGCTGAAAGAAATTTAGGCCCGCCTTGATGTATACCGAATGAGCGAACCTCTCTAGCCAAAGCATCGATGTTGGGTCTATTTCCTTTTTTGGACGTGATTGAAAGAAAGTTCCCATCGTCGTCTCCAATCCATCTACCGTCAGGCATCTCCCAGACGTATATGCCTAGGATCGATTCTTCTTCATTAATGTTATATTTAGCCTTATTAATATCCATAGACATAAATCATACCATTATTCTGTGCTAAAGTCTAGAGTTTGCACAAGAGATGGACAAAATTATAGGCTAACTGACTCTGGCTCTACCACAGTTATAAAGAACGGGGTCAAATCTTCACCTAGGGCGGACTCTTCAATTCCAAAAGCGGTGTCATTTATTTGATTTACGATATTTCCCGTATATAGCAAGTAGTGATTAAGCTTAGAAGATAGCGGCAATGCATTTTCATATACGGCAAGATTGTTATACATATGCCCAGATCCAGACTTGGAGTCATTTTGATTTTGATTAAACTTAAGATTGCTGTCTGCCGATGTAAATTCAATGATTATATGGTGAGGCGTATTTACAGCCATGAAGTCCCATACGTTTACTGCGGATGTCCTATTTATACCATTTACATAGATTGAGGATATTCCTGCTTTTGTTATAACCCCCGCATTATTCCATTCATACCGACTGGCTAATCCGCTTACTAAAACGTTGTCGTCGTACTGGGGAGTAAATATAACCTCTACTGTTGAAATTGCTGGGACGTTATTTAAAGAAAAGCCGTGTCCGTCATACATAGTAAGCCCATTGTTTTTATTGTAAGACAACGTCTTGCTATTTGTTTTAGGCAAAGAGTAGTCATAATTTGAAGATATGTAGTATCCCGAATTGTCGCTGTAGAAATTCTTTGAACCGTAAAAAGCAATGTCTAGAGATTTTAAAATAGGTAGATATCTGGTGGCATCGTCAGATGATAGAGTTACCT